TCTGCCATTTTTAATGGTTTAATGAGTTAATAAATGATGTTGATATATCCGACAATTCGGAAAGTGCTATCGGCTGGTCATTAAGAGTGGAGCGATCCGGCTCGGCCAGTGATTTTAAAAGTATATTTAATGCTGAATCAATTTCTTTAAAGCGTTCATCGGTGTAATCGCCTTTCTTTAGTTGTAAGGCCATCCATTCAACCGATTTTAAAGGATCGTGATCTTTCATGGCTAACATTGGAGTTCTTTCGTTGGCTCCCCAACTTGTTAGGGTAGAGTATTCCCAAAGTTTCCATTCTGTTACCTTTCTTACCGATTGATCATCTACAAACTTAATTGCATCAACCCCGATTGAATGTTCCAGGCTTTTGCCATATTCAGCGTATAAAGCGTAATCAGCGTAAATGTCCCGGCCAATTTCTTTAGACATATTTAATTGCCCGGTTATTTGTAAGTAGTTGCCAACTTCGGCACCTTCCAATGGAACGCCCAATAATTTTTCCCGGTCATGGTTTAAAAACCACCTTACCCGGCTAAAATTCTCTTTAAGCGTTTTTGCAAATGAACCTGCCATGCTTACATCCCCCTGACTATCCACATTGCCAAACGCATTTGCAGCCACTACCACCCGGCCCTGCTTATCAATATCTTTAATCGAACTTGTAAGTGATTTATACATTGCGGTATAAAATTAATTTTTACCTATTGATTTAGATTGTGGTAAAATGTCTTAAATTGCAATCACTAACCAAAATCACTTAAAAAATGGCAAAACTTCCATCAAGATTGGTAGATAAAAATGTCAGGATAACAAATGAGGCCCATAAATTATTAGTTGAATACACTAATAAAAACCCGGTCAAAATTGGTAAGTATGCCTCTCAAATAATCATCAAGGATTTATCCAATAAAAAATAATTTATGGCAAATGTGAAAGTTTACGGGTTATTAAACCCGTTGAATAATCATATCTTTTATGTTGGTGTTAGTTCTTATCCTGAAATTAGATTTCAGATGCATAAATACGGAGCAAACTGGAATAGGTTATCACATAGGTATAGGCAAATACTTTGGATGAGAAAAGAAAACGTAACACCTGAATTAATTATATTATGGGAAGGTGATATTTCTAATGGTAAAGAAATGGAAGATTATTATATAAAATATTATACCGATTTAGGCCATATAAAAAATCAAATAAAATCAGGGTTCTATCCAAGCGTAAAACTAAGTCATAGTAAATAAAAAATAAATTATGAGTTCATTAATTAAAATAAAAGATGCTGACGCGGTTGAAATAGCTAAGATTGCCGCCCGCAGACCTGACCATTTTAGTATTGAAGATGCAGATATTACAAGGCACGAAAAATCTATTGATGTTGTTTTTATTGATAAATTTGATGAAGTAATTAATATAGCGTTTAATGGGGATGTGTTATTATACAGGCAAGTGGATATTAACCACAAGGTTATTGAGGAAAGGGTGAACGATCAAGTTAAAATAGTTGACACATACCGTAAATTAGGGTACAAATTATGAAGATTAATTGGAAAACTTGCTTCCATTGCAATCATGGAAAAATTAGAGAAAGAAAAGAAAAAAACTAAATCCTGATTAGCCGCCCGTTGCTATCCCTTTTGGGTATTTGAGCAACGGCGCACCGGCAATTGCAGACCTGAGCAGGTCCTCCATTTTTATCGCCGGGAAAATCCATAGGCATACCACCAACGATAAATTTTTCATTCATACCTACAATATTACCATCTACCCCGGTATGTAGTTTATGCGTTCGCCTGGTTCTATTATCCTTTGCAGCAATCCAAATCTTATCATACACTAACCCGGTTCTAATAGCTGCGATATTACTTGCTGCGTTTGCGGCTCCTACTGTTTCGGTACGTGCAATTAACCTTGCCCGGTATCGTGTTAATTCAGGACTATGAAGTAACCTTACAATCTCATCAAAACTTATCCCTGTTTCGGCTGCATCGTTTAAAACGGCCTGTATTTGATCCTTTGTTGTTTGGGTAATATTATCGCTCATATTCAGGAAATCAATCCCGTAATATATTCTCATTTGATCTATGATGTATTGAGAAAATCCCATTGGAGCGCGGGCCTTTTGCCTGCGTAAATCAACGGTAGCCGAAGCAGCCCAAATAGGGCTAACGGTAGTGTATAACTCAAATGTAACTTTGTAGATTGGCTCTGAATTGACAGCCATTAAAGTGCCTGATTCAATGTATTGGTTTATTTGCTCTTTAAGTGCCTTATTGTATTTAGGTGCAAAATACCTTTCATACCGTTGCTGGAATTTATGCCATTTATGCCAAAATATATTTTGTTCCTCATTTGTCATTTACCAAAAATACACAAAATTATCAATACATTCTTACCGGCAATCCTTCGCACAAAACCTATTCGGCAACAAGGAATTAAAAGCCTATAATTAGTCGATATATTAAATAGGCGCTATTAAAGAAAGTTTTTCCCTTGCCACAAAATGCAGAGTATAATAAAGGTGAACATTAAAAATGCTCCAATAAATATCTTAGATAATAGGAAAGATTTTGATTACTTATCGTCAATAATGAATGCTGTACTTAAGGATATAAAAGACGAATGCGTACAGAACAATTTAATTGTAACACTTGATTATAAAGGCTCATTAGGCGGCATTTCATTTACAGCATCTTGCGATAACACAGAATTGGCATCCCGTGCCAACTCTTTAATTGAATCGTGGGTAATAGATTCCCAATAACGCCTTTTAAGCTCCTCCCACCTATCAATAGTCATTGAGCGTTTTTCGCTAACTATTTGCATATTTTTATTATCCATACAGCCCTTATTTTAACGTGTTATTCGTTTTTATAAAACGATGTGCTCCGCGGTTAAAAAACTTTTGTTTAATCCCTTTCACAGCCCTAACCTAAGTAACATATCGCTATACATTATAGGCTTTTAATATTCTGTTTATAATAAAGACGGTTGCCGAAGTTACGATTTTTATTTATTCTTATTGTCCTTTGGACGAATAAAAATCGTAACGCTTATGCACCTTTTGTTAATGATGGCCCTGGTTTATTGCTTGTAAACAATTTTAATAATTCTTTTTTTAACCATGCCCGGCTCGCGACTGCCGCCTCTTTTTTTTGTGGGCATGACGGCAATGGTATTGCCTTGCATATCAGTTTTTCAAGTTCACTTTCCATTAGCTTGCTTTAAAGGTACAACCGGCGTTTCGTATTCGTTTGCTGTGTTTGGTATTTCATCAACACTTACATTCAGATCATCCAAAAGCATCATTCCTGACGGCAAAATAACCTCATCCATTAGCGGGTTTTCAATAGCATCGTACATCATTGTTTCTCTCTTTTCATTACCGGTTAACCACCACATTTGACTTAAAGCGGTTGCTTGTTTTGAAACATCTTCGGCTAATTCAGGTATTTCAGAAATATCACATTTTATGATACCTTTTGTTTTTATTTCGGGTACAACATATTTATTCAACGCCGCATCAACCCGGTAAACATTCGGTATAATTACATTTGTGTAAGCCTCTTTTTTCATCTCACGTACATTACTTTCGGTACTTGCCGCTTTGTTGTTAAACAATACAGAAGATACCCCGTAAGCGTTACAAATCTTATCAAAGTCAATACTTGCCAGTTCTGCTACATTCAAATCTGCCAGCGTTGTACCCAAAGCGATATAACCCAAATCATTAGCAGAAAAATAAGGTGCGCCCTTATTGTCGTTATTACGAATAAACCGACCAAAGTTATCCCGGCGTTGCCCTATTGCTGTGGGATCAAGCCCGGGCGTTTTATCGTAAACAATCCCAGGCGTACCGCCGTTTTGCATTTGAGCTACCGTTACATCCAAATTACTTTGTACCCTTGTTAATCTTTGTGCCAGTACTTTAATAGGTGAAAGACCCCGCCATTCATCACACGCCGAAGGATTAGGCAATTTGATGAAAACAATATCTTCAACCGGTACATTAAATTCAATCCCGTTTTTAGTGTCCTGATATTTGTAAGCAATTATTTCAACCGGGAACGTTTCGCTTAATGCTAAAACAACGCGGGAAGGATTAAGAAAAGTAAGGTGTGAAAAGCCCGCGTTTAACCCGTTTTCAATTCTGTTTTTATATGCGAAAACTTCGCCTTGCAAATACAAAAATGTATAAAGTAATTCCTTTTGCTCAAAATCCAATGTTCCCAAAAACAAAGATAATTTATCAGTTTCCGGAAGATCGGTATTTTTGTTTTTATCGTACCCGTAAAAAGGTATCATTGCCGAAATGGTTGCCAGCTTCTTTACAACGCTGTAAATATCATCAATAGTTTGATAGGCGTCCATTTCCCTGGTAACGGCCCAATGTGGGAATATTTGCGTTGAGAAATTACGAAAGGCATTGGCTAAGTTATTGCTTTGCAAAGCCTTTATTTCAAGTTGCAAAGCATCCCATTTTTTATTGCTCAGTATAAGCATTTTTCAATTTATTTAATTGGTAATAACTTTATTAATACTCTGCATCTGCAAATTGTTTTATAGGCTTTAATTCGAAAAATTCCCTCATCATTATGGCGTCCCAAAAATCCGGGCTACGGCCTAATATTTCTTTGATCTTGTCCTTTGGAATAATGCCTTTTTTCATATCGCTATCAATATTTTTTTGCTTCACTTGTTCCATTTCCTCAATAATCAATTGCTTAATTTCATCATTGCAATCCAAATATAAACCATTTTTATTAATTCTATCAGCCATCCGAAAACTGCATTGGCTTTTCAGGTTATCAAAATTCTCCTTAATAGGGTTGCCTTTATCATCCAAATTGCCATCCGGCGAAGGAAGCGGGCTTGAGTTATTTACAAATCCCTTAAACTTTTCATAATCCACCACGCCGCCACCCATGCCGTCCTCGTCACATAAAACCTCACTTTTGCCAATACCAAATTTTAACCTTGAATTTTCTAACCTTTTCCCGGTTACATCAAGTTTTTCCCTTTGCCACCATTCAATGGTAGCCCTAAATCCATCCCATTCTACTTTTACAATCCTATCCCCTCCTAACCTGGCAAGGTCGCACGTAATATACTTTTTACCACCAGGGACATGGCTATTTGTAAAGCAATCTAATATTTTTTCATACTCAATTAAAATATCCGCGCTATCATCAAACTCCCAATTACCATGCAATAACCTTTGCCTTTGTGTTACACTTAAAACCCTGTTTAAGTTTTCCAAATACCCCTTTGGTAAACATTTATTATCCTGCGGGAGTGCCTGAATAAATGCTTTCCAATCTTCTAATTTACCTTCTTTAAATTTTCTGTAATAATCCCGGTAAAGGTAATTTTTTGACGGGTTGCAGGTTTGAAGTAGTTTAGGGGCAAGTTTGTAAATGTCATTTTTCCACCTGCCAACGGACGCGGCAAGATTATTTTTTGCTGCTTCATGGAACTCCCCTGATTCCTCTAACCATCCACGCGTCATTTGCATGGAACCGAAACGCATATAAAGCTCATCTCTCGGCTGTGGGGCTGCGTCTAAAAGGAAAACCTTTGATCCGTTGTGTAACTCGTAAAAATTATCCTGGCCATTATATTTGTAGTAATTAGGCGTTATGCCCCAAATGTCAAAAACCTCCAATATAGAAGGTATTGTAAATTTTCTTATGTTTGTTAGTGATACCCTTGCTATGAAATAGTGTGTTCCCGGGTAAATTAAAGCATCCCCAAAGATTAGCGAAACGCCTAAAAATGATTTCCCGGATCCTTTGCTACCGCCGTAAACTATATCGGTAGTGTTATCATTTACCCATAACTTTGCAACTTCTTTTTGCTTTTCATTGCCCCTGGTATCAAATGTTATGTTCAATTCTTAGCATATTTTTGTTTCGCTGGTAAAATTGCCAATCAATTACATCGGTTAACGGCTGCCCTTTTTTTGTTGCATCTTTCCATACAACACAACAGCCGCAATCGAAAGAATAGGTAATAAAATCAATGCCATCATATGTATTGAGTTTAAAAATGAACTTGTAAACGTCTCCCATCCATCTTTTTTGATTGCCACGCGGGACGCATGATTCTATTTCCTCATTAGGCAGGCAATCGTGTAAAACAATAAATCCGCCGTCATTCAGGCAGCGTAATGAATTATTGAAATCCCTTTCTACCTGGTCGCTGTGATGTAAGCCGTCTATAAAAATAAGGTCAAATGTTTTATCGTCTGATTTCATTAAAAAATAATCATCGCTCGTACCTGAATATATAAGGTTTGGGTTTATAGGCAAACATGGGTCTACCCCTATTTTATAACTACACTTTATTTTATTGAAATTATTCGCCGGGTTCTGTACGCCAATCTCCAAATAACTACTTAAGTTATGCTTACTTACTAAATGGTTGAGCAATTCTGTATGATTCATGTCCAGCGTTTAAATGTTTATGTAAATCAGATTTAATTTCATAGACTTCATCAAATAACATTATATCCATCCCTAAGTCAGCAAATAATTCATCAATTGTGCGATATTTAGTAAATCCTGACCCGTCAAAACTTAATAAACCATTTACGCTGTAACACTTAAAGTCATTATCATCTATACATTTTAGAACAATATTTTTACCATCACTTAATAAGTGCATTATTTCATTCGCTAAAATACTGCCTCTTTTAGAGTGATAATATTCTATTTTTATCGGGCCATATATGGTTTGTAAATTCAATGCCTTAAATGGTAATGTTTTTTATATAAAAGCTCTTTCGATTGACTATAATCCCACACAAAGGTATTATAATTCCATCCTTGCGAAATCTTTGCAAAAGCTACCTGATCACGGGTTGAATGTTGGCTAAGTTCCAACCACCAATCATTGCACCTTTGAATACAGGCAGGTGTTTGTTGCCTCATCAAAACACCGGAAGTAATTATTCCCGCATGATCCGGTATTTGCAATTTCTTATACTGGTCATGCTGCCGCCTTAATTCATCTTCATCACCTCTTTTATTCGATATACAACTGGCAATCTCCCGGTAAACGCATTGCCTTATTGGATGCTTTGGAGCCGACAAAGAAGGTTTAAAATACCGGTTCCAAAATATATTAAGGTCAATGTTTATCTGAAAACTTGCATCTAACCAAAAAGTAAACTCACTATCCGGCAAAAAAACGTGCGGAAGTATCTTTATCTTCCTGGCTAACCTTTGATTGCTTAATTCAGTTGATGATATTGGTATTATCTTCCAAACTTTAGATTGCAACGGTTGATCTGTGAAACAAAAGTACTCCCACCCATCACTTATAATAGCCGGTTCCTTTAATTCCTCATAATTCCCTATTATCGCCGTGTAAACTACTTTCATTAATATTTGGGTTCCTTAAGTTTTGTTTCAGTACAAAAGTTGCCATCTTCCATATAGCTTTTATATTCATACTTGCACAAAGGATTATAAACATTCATCCAATGGCTTACCATTTCATCCAAAAGTGTATAAAAATTGTATTCCGGCTTCCATCCTAACGCCCGTATCTTGCTGCTATCGCCTTTCAGGTAGTCTAACTCGTTGGGCCTTGTATGCTTTGGGTCAATAACAACTTTATTTGAAATGTTTAACTTATTGAAAACGTATTGAACAACGTCAGCAACGCTTTTTGTTTCACCCGTTGCAACCACATAATTATCAGGCTTATCTTGTTGCAAAATTAAATGCATTGCCCGAACATAGTCTTTTGAGTGGCCAAAGTCGCGGTAACTATTCATATTGCCCAACTCTAAATTATCCTGCAGGCCCAATTTAATCCTTACAGCCGCTTTGCATATTTTCATTTCCACAAATGCTTCTCCCCGGCGCGGGCCGGAGTGGTTAAAAAGGATCCCGTTACACGCAAATAACCCGTAGCTGTTTGCATATACGTTTGTCATGTGATAACCGAACAACTTGCTTACTC